AGTTGACGCTTTTAAAGCATCTCCTGCATTTACTACAATCACAAATGCAGTAGCAGGAAAACCTGAATCAGTAGGTACTGTATATGTTTCATATAAATTATATGAAGGATCAGTATGGGTAAGATATGATTTTGACGACGAAGATGCAAGACTAGCATTTAGACAATACATACTAGACGCTGGCATTGATCTTGGCGATACTCCGGGTAGATTAGGAATGGATCACGAGTCCTTCCCTACATACGGATTTTTAGCATAATATTATTACACAATTTGGCAGGTTACAACTAGTAGCCTGTCAAATTACCTAAAAATAGGCTTCTTTTACTGAAGCCTATCTTTTTGAACACTGATTTGATAAATACAATATAAGATAAACAATACTACAGTAGTATATAGGAGAAATAAAATGGCTGTAATTACAAATTTTGGAGTACCAACAGACTCTTCAGCAGGAACAACTTTAATGCCTAAATTAAGTTATAGGTTCAGAGTTACCTTTGAAGATCTTGGTGGTGCAACATCAACAGATGAAGTAACTCAGAACGTTATTAGTGCAGGCAGACCGTCAATGACACATGAAGAAGTCGTAGTAGATTCTTACAACTCAAAAATGTATCTTGCAGGTAAACACGCCTGGGAACCAATTTCAATCGTATTCAGAGATGACATGAAATCAAATGTTATTAAGAAAATTGGTAACCAATTAAATAGACAAGTTGACCATGCAGATCAACACAGTTCAATTTCAGGTAATGCATATAAATTTGGTGTAACATTAGAAACACTAGATGGTGCAAATGGTAGTACATCACCAACTGTATTTGATAAGTGGGAATTGCAAGGTTGTTATATTGCTAACGTTCAGTACGGTGATCTAAACTATGCAGATTCAACAATGATCCAAGTAACTATCCAATTAAGATATGATAGTGCGGTTCATTCAATCGATGGTAACGACGCATTAAGTGAAAAATCTGCATCTAGCGACTCAGCACAATCTGGCGCTACTAGATAACAGATAGGAACCACTGATGGCAATCGGCGACTCAGCATATAAAGTCTATAGTCAAGATCAGCGAAGAGGTGAAATCGACGCAGTACCAAGAAATAAATATTCTTTTACTGTTTCATTAAATTATATAGACAGCCCAACTCCGTTGAGTCTTGTTAGAATTGCAAACGTGCAGATACCAACCTATGTTTATAGGTCGCAAACACTGAATGCATATAACGCAAAGAAAACTGTTCTTACTGGTATTGATTATACTCCTATAACTCTTACCGCATATGATACTAAAGACGCAGTTTTAGAAAAGTTTTTAAAAGACTATACAGCTCATTATGTTGATGGTCCTTTAAACAACGACGATTATAGTGCATTCTTAACTAATCCAAAAGGAATTAAAACTCCTGAATCTAGAAACTTTATAAGAAGCATAATTATTACTAGAAAAGATGCAAAAAATCTAGAAAACGTTATTGAAATATATAATCCATACATTACAAATATTGATGCTGATACATTAGATTATTCAGATAGTTCTCCAGCAATTTATAGACTTACATTTACATATGAAGGTTTTAAAATTTTAAGTGAAGGTCAAGCTACAACAGAAGCTGAAATATTACAAGCAGAAGAATTTGCAAATGCGGCTACTGCTGATGATGGATTTGTAGAAGTTGATGACTTTGCAGAGTATGAAGTTGATAAAAATGATGCTGAAAATATTGAAGACTTAAAAACAACAGGTAAAGTAACTAGTAATCAGAAACAGTTAAAAGAGTTACCGGATGTTAATGAAACTTCTAATCCAGACAACCTAAAGAGATTTAAAGGTAAACTCAAGACAGGTGAAGCAATTAGAAACATTAATGGAGTATCATATATAGTACCTGCACCAATTAAAAGATAATAAGGTTAGGTAAATGAAAAAATTTCAACAAGGACAATACACACCTAGTAACCCAGCTAAATACTTAGGTAAAAGAGTTCCAAAGTACAGAAGTGGATGGGAACTTGCAGTTATGCGAATGTGTGATAATCATCCTTCTATATTAGGTTGGGGTAGTGAAACACACAGAATTCCATATAAGAATCCACTTACTGGTAAACAGAGTACATATGTGCCAGACTTGCTAATTGTCTATAAAGATAAAAAAGGTACAAACCACGCAGAGTTTGTAGAGATAAAACCAGCAAGTCAAACATTAGGTGAAGCAAAAACACAGGCACAAAAAGCGGCGGCAGTAGTTAATCACGAAAAGTGGAAAGCGGCTAATGCATACTGCAAAGCTAAAGGCATGGGTTTTAGAGTAATAACTGAAAAACAAATCTTTAATAAACCGCAGAATTCTAAAAGGAAACGAAAATGACAAAAAAATTAGAGGAAGAATTAAACTTACCAAGTTTGGAAGAATTACTTCCTGACGATGAACCTGAAAAAGCACCAACTGCTGACGAAATTAAACAAGAAATTGAAAAGTATAAAGGCGACCTAAGTATGGTTGAAAGAGCAGATGCGGCACTACCAACAGTAGAAGGTTTAGAACAACTAGATAGAGAAATGGATGAATATGCAGGTAAAGCAATGGATACATTTGAAGATTTAGTTGATCTTGGTAAAAATGTTGAAGACAGACACGCGGCTCCTATATTTGATAGTGCAAGTAAAATGTTAACTGCGGCACTACAGGCTAAAGAAGCTAAAATGACTAAAAAGATGAAAATGATAGAATTACAAATGCGTCAAGCTAGACTTATTAAAGATAGCGAAAAAATAGATGCATATGTGCAGGCTAGACGCAGAGAAGCAGGATTAGATGAAGAAGAAATAGCCGAAGGACGTATTATTGGCGATAGAACTGCAATGTTGGCAGAAATTATGAAAAATCTTCCTGAAAATGATAAATAGTATTATAGGAGAAATACGTAATGAAGACGTTTAAAGAATATTTAACAGAATCTAAAAAATCATGGAAGTTTAAAATTAAAACTGTACATGAACTTACCGACGAACAATGTGATCGTATTGAGAAGCACCTTACAAAGTATGACTCAACAGGACTTGGTGCTGTGAAGAAAACAATACTACAAAGTGCACCACGTGATTTCCCTAATCATAAAGGATATGAAGTATTTACATATGAATTTGAAACTGATAGAGTAGCAAGTGGATGGCAAATACAAAATGATATCCGTAATATGATGGGAGTATCGCATACAGGCTTTAAAGTAAAAGGCGAACACGAACCGGATGAAGAAATTCCAGCAGGTAAGCAAGAAGAATATAAAGTTAAGTTAGCAGATGAAAAATATTCAGAACAAGAAAAAGTCGACCATAAAGATCATTATGGTGAAGATCATAAATCGAAATTTATTGAAGAACTTTTAAAGTTACGTAAGAAAGACCAAAAGGAGAATGGACAATGAGTGATTTAGATAGATTACTAAAGCTGTCTGGAATGAACGCTCAGAACCAGACTCAAGAAACAGATAATAGAGAATTCAAAGAAGCCGTAGGTGAGTTTGCAAAACCAATTTATGATTTAATTGATGAATTAGGTGCAGATGCTAATAACCCAGTATTAGATGAATTAATCAGATACATGAGCGGCGATCAAATTAAAGATTTTGTAGCAGATTTTAGACGTCATCATGAAATGAATGATACAGAAGAGTCAGTTGAACCAACTGAACCATCAACAGAAGAAGGTAATAAATTTTCAGGCGAATTAGCACAAGCAAAAAAAGATGGCGAAGATGAGTTTGAAGTAGATGGTGAAAAATATAAAGTTAAAAAAGAAGAATTTATTGATGATTTAGAAGAAGATGATTTAGAAGAAATTACTGATAAACAAAAAACATTACCACCAGCATTACAAAAAGCTATTAAAGACAAAGAAGAAAAAGAAGCTAAAAAAGATGAATCAGTAGAAGAAATTGAAGAAGCAACTGGTAAATGCGAAGACTGTGGTTGTATTATAGACAACCCTAAACCAGGTTGCGATTGCCCAAATGATGCACATGACGCAAGTCAAGACAACTGGGTTAAAGAAGCAAACAGATTAAGAGAGCTTTCAGGAATGTCTTCAATTGAAGAAGAAACTCCAGTAGAAGAAGTTCCAGTAGAAGAAGTTCCAGCAGAAGAAACTCCAGCAGAAGAAGCACCAGTACAAGAAGCAAATAAATCTATTCCAGTTAATAAATTAATTCCATTAGCAGGAGATAGTATCTGGGATAAAGAAGGTGAAAACCCAAAACAAGTTAAAGTAGATTCAATTACTATTATGAATCCATATGAAGATGGCGGATATATGAACGACGAAGAAGACGATAGTTATAGATCAGTAACCGTTGAACATGATGGACCTTGGGACATCTACACAGACTCAGGTTTTGAAAAAGCAATTTCTGAACTAGTTGGTTTTGAAGTAGGCTTTACAGAACAAGGTATGCAAGAAGACGGTTTAGCTAGTATGGAAGGTATGATGAATGATAGTATCAAATCAGAAGCTTTCGCAAACTACAAACCAAACAGATTTAAAGATATGCCAAAAGGCATGAATGAAGAAGATAAAGTAGAAAAAGAAGAAGAAACAATTGAAGAGGCTCCAACCATGGATACAACACAACTAATTACACTTCTTAAAAATTCAGGTTTAACTGAAGCTGAAATCAAACAAAGAGTTGACGAGTGGGCAAACACACCAGAAGTAGGTGCATCAGAAGACAAAGAAACTAGTCATGGTGAACCATATGAGAATTTTGCACAATCAGTTAATTTAAGTTTGAAAAAATACTTAGATGCAGAAGATTTCAAAGTAGGCTTAAAAGAACATAAAGTTGAAGATATCAAAGAAGCATATAAGAAGTCAAAAAAAGATAAAAAAGACAAGAAATAACATTTTCCCTCCCGAAAAATAACCGTGCGGTGTATTAACTGCACGGTTAATTCATATAAATACAATGCAGGAGGATTAACGTGGCAGTAGACACAAAATTAACCAAAACCCCTTATAGAAAAGAAAAATATACAGAAGCTCAACTTACTGAGTTAGCTAGATGTGCCAATGACCCAAAATATTTTATGAGGGAGCATTGTTATATTCAACATCCTACTCAAGGACGTCTAAAATTTGATCTATATAATTTTCAAGACGAGCTAGTAGACGTATATCATAAAAATAGATACAGTATTAGTATGTTAGCCAGACAAATGGGTAAGAGTACCTGTGCGGCAGGTTACCTGTTATGGTATGCTATGTTTAATCCTGATCAAACAATTTTAGTAGCGGCACACAAATATGCAGGTGCTAGTGAAATTATGCAACGTGTTAGATTTGCATACGAAACACTTCCAGACTTTATACGTGCTGGTGTAACAAGTTACAATAAAGGTAGTTTAGAGTTTGATAACGGTAGTCGTATTATTGCACAGTCAACAACAGAAAACACAGGTAGAGGTTTATCTATTTCATTAGTATACTTAGACGAGTTTGCATTTGTTAGACCAAACATAGCTAAAGAGTTTTGGACCTCACTTTCACCTACACTAGCAACAGGTGGTAAATGTATTATTACAAGTACACCAAACATGGATGACGATCAGTTTGCACAAATTTGGCGAGACTCATTAAAGAATCAAGATGAATTTGGAAACGAAACTGCTACTGGTATAAATGGATTTGCTCATTATCAAGCAACTTGGGAAGCTCACCCAGATAGAGATGAAGATTGGGCTGAAGTTGAATTAGGAAAAATTGGCGAAGAAAGATTTAGACGTGAACATAAATGTGAATTTATTGCATTTGATGAAACACTAATTGATAGTATTAGACTTGCAAATATGGAAGCAAGGGACCCTTACGCAACAGCAGGTCAAGTTAGGTGGTATGCACCATTAGCAAAAGGTAAACTTTATATGATAGCATTGGATCCAAGTTTAGGCACAGGAGGAGATAATAGTGCTATACAAGTTTATCAAATGCCAGGAATGAAACAAATGGCAGAGTGGATGCACAATAGAACTACTGTACAAGGACAGATTAAAATTTTACGTGAGATTGCACAATACATTGAAAGTGAAACAAATAACGATTGTGAAATATATTATAGCATGGAAAATAATACACTTGGTGAAGCGGCTCTGGTTACAGTAGAAGAACAAGGAGAAGAAAACTTTCCTGGTACATTTTTAACTGAAACAAGACAGCATGGAAATGCTAGAAGATACAGAAGAGGCTTTACTACAACACATAAATCAAAAATATCAGCTTGTGCTAAACTAAAGCATTGGATTGAAACTGATAAGTTAGAGGTAGCAAGTAAGCCTCTATTAAGAGAATTAAAAACATTTATAGCTAGAGGAAATAGCTATTCAGCTAAAGATGGCGAAAATGATGACTTGGTAATGTCATTAGTATTAATAGTACGTATGAGTATGGAAGTATCAAAATACGAAGAAAGTGCATTTGAATACCTTAATGACGACTTTGAAGATGATGACGGTATGGAACCAATGCCATTTAGCCTACTATAATGCTTAAAATGATAAATACATTAAAGGATAACTAAACAATGGAATTATCGACAGAAATTTTTAATATACTAAAAGGCGCTAATATCAAATTAAAACTTTTTGATGCAATGGGTGCTAAAACACTAGATCCTGAATCAGCATCTAGATTTTATGCATACGAAGATGACTTTTTAGTAACAAAAAGAATTGAAAATGAAGATACTGAAATTGTAGTTCAAGCAGGTGCAGACTTTAGTTTTGATAAAAACAAAGCCATGCTTGACAGTATAAAGAAAGCAGGACATAACGCCATGGCAGAATATAACGTAAGAAAATTTGATAAAAACATAGTTCCAAAAGACTTTGTAGCTGAAGGCTATGAAAAAACTTGTTTAAATACTATTAAAGATGCAGGACTAGATGGTTTCTTTAATAATGGAACATTATACATTGAAGGTGGTAAAGCTGATGTACAATCAGCTAGAGAAGCTATACAAGCTGAACCAGATATTTACAAAGCACCACCTATTGCTAAAGATACAGACTATTATGGAATGAATGATTTTACTGAAACAGTAAATGAAGCATATAGAAAAGCAACAGGTACATTAAAATCAAGTTATGTTATGTTTCCAGAATCAACAAGATTAGTTATCAGACACAATAAAGCAGTAGATGAAGAAGTACGTGGTAGTAGATCACGTAACATCAAAGGCTTGTTTATTGAAAATTCAACAGGTGAAAGATTTAAATTCCCATACAAATATTTAAATGGTGCAAAAGCTATGGCCAACCATGTAAGTCATGGTGGTACACCATATGATGCAATTGGTGAATCAATTTTACAACTTTGTGAAGAAATAGCTCAAGTGAATACATTTGTTAAACACGTTCGTTCAAACAAATTAGTTAACGAAACTAACGAAAAAATTGTAGAAACTTGTAAGAGCAAATTAAAAGGTTTAAAACATACTATAGAAAGTTTACAAACATCAAAAGGTTACAGTAATTTTGAAGCTAAAACTCCAATCGTTGAAAATTCAGATAAACCGGTTGACATTGCGGATAAATTCATGTACAATACGTTTAAGAATGCAGATATGAATGCAGTTCTTGAAACAATAGCTCGTATAGTAAAGGAAGCAGATTCTATGGATGATATGGTTAATGACGCAATTATGAAGTTATACGGAATGATCAAAGATAAAGTTGATTTTAAACTTAATATTGATCCAGCAGATCCGGATCATCCAGATAACGAAGATCCTATTAAATACTCAGGTGGAATGGGTGCTCAAGCAAAATTAAGTAGTTTACTATCTTACCTTGCTATGAACAGTAAGAATGATGAAGCATTTAACCATTTAAGTTTAATTGGTAGCGAATTACATCGTTTACCACAACAAAAACTTAGTCTGGTAAACAAAATGGCTATATTCTTAGACAAGCATTATAAAGCACCGTCTAAAGAACAAGCACCAGCTGAAAGCATAGTAGAATCATCGGTAAAAAGTTTACGTAGAAAAGTTGCGTAAAAAGTACTTGACAGTAAGTACTATAAACTGTATACTGTACAGGCTAACAAAGGCAAACGTAATCAATAGATTACACTAAAAAGTTAACACAGAGTTAACTTACTATTATAGGCTAATAAAGGAGATACATTATGGCATCTTTAGCAGATATCCGTGCTAAATTACAGGCACAAGAAACAAAGAGCACAAGCTCTAACATGGCGTCAGATAACGCCATCTTCGCTCACTGGAACATACCAGAGGGCACATCAGCAACACTTAGATTCTTACCAGACGCAGACGAGAACAATACTTTCTTTTGGAAAGAAAGACAAATGATTCGTTTGAGTTTTCCTGGTGTAAAGGGTCAAGACGAAACTAAACCAGTAACAGTACAGGTTCCGTGTGTGGAAATGTGGGGAGAACAATGCCCAGTTCATGCAGAAATCCGTCCTTGGTTTAAAGATACGACTATGGAAGATATGGGTCGTAAATATTGGAAAAAACGTTCATACATTTTCCAAGGTTTTGTAACTGCAAGTGATATGCAGGAAGACAGTCTTCCAGAAAATCCAATCAGACGATTTGTTATTTCACCTCAGATTTATAAAATTATCAGCTCAGCATTAATGGATCCTGAATTTCAGGAGATACCAACTGATTACGAAGCAGGTACTGATTTCACAGTTAAGAAATCTACCAAAGGTCAGTATGCTGATTATTCAACATCTAATTGGGCTCGTAGAGAACGTAGTCTAGATCAAGCAGAACGTGATGCTATTGCAAAACACGGTTTGTTTAATCTAAATGACTTCCTTCCTAAGAAGCCAGATGCAGAATCGCTAAATGCAATTTTTGAAATGTTTGAAGCGAGTGTAGATGGACAACTATATGATCCAGAACGTTTTGGTTCTTATTATCGTCCATATGGTGTAGATGCACCAAGTGGTAGTTCACCTAAGCCAGAAGCTAAGGTAGTTGAAACTACTGCTAGTACACCGCAACCAGCACCGCAACCGGCGCCAGTAGCACCCGTTGCTCCAACGCCAGCACCAGCGGCACCAGTAGTTAACAAGGAACCAGAAATGGCAACTGCTACTGCGGCACCAGCAGGTGATGCACCGAGTGCTCAAGACATTTTAGCGGCTATTAGAAATAGAAAGCAGTAATTAAATCTAGAGTGTAGCTTCGGCTACACTCTTTTAACAAGGAGAAAAAACATATGGCAAAACCATTTGACGTAAGTAAATTCCGTAAGAGTATTACAAAGTCAGTTCCAGGTCTTTCAGTAGGCTTTAATGATCCTGACACTTGGATATCTACAGGAAATTATACATTAAATAAACTTATCAGTGATGACTTTCATAAAGGTATTCCACTTGGTAAGGTAACAGTACTTGCAGGAGAATCAGGTGCTGGTAAATCATTTATTGCGGCAGGAAATGTTGTAAAAAATGCACAAGACCAAGGCATATTTGTTATTCTAATTGATAGTGAGAATGCACTAGATGAGAAATGGCTACACGCCTTGGACGTAAATACAGATCCAGATAAACTACTAAAACTAAACATGAGTATGATTGATGATGTTGCTAAAACAGTTAGTGACTTTATGAGAGATTACAAAGCAGAATATGCTGAAAAAGAAAAAGAAGAAAGACCTAAGGTGTTGTTTGTTGTAGATAGTTTGGGTATGTTGTTAACACCAACAGATGTTGATCAGTTTCAAAAAGGTGATATGAAAGGTGACATGGGTCGTAAGCCTAAAGCACTAACATCACTTGTTAGAAATACTGTTAATATGTTTGGTGAATATAATGTTGGTATGTTGTGTACTAACCATACATATGCATCGCAAGATATGTTTGATCCAGATGATAAAATATCAGGTGGACAAGGCTTTATCTATGCAAGTAGTATTGTTATTGCAATGCGTAAACTCAAATTAAAAGTTGATGCAGACGGTAATAAGACCAGTGAAGTACATGGTATTAGAGCGGCCTGTAAAGTAATGAAAACAAGATATAGTAAACCATTTGAAAGTGTACAAGTTGAAATTCCTTATGAAACAGGAATGAGTCCACACAGTGGTTTAGTAGACTTCTTTGAAGGTAAAGGTGCCCTCAAAAAAACTGGAAACAGATTAGAATATACTAGTCCTGTTACAGGAGAAGTAGTAACAAAGTTCCGTAAGGCTTGGGCAAGTAATGAAGCAGATCACTTGGATCTAGTTATGTCGGAATGGGATAAGCAACCTCAAGATGTGCAAGATGCACTTCCAGAACAAGAAGCACCTGAAGTAACAGAGGAGTAAAGATGAATATAACAGATGGAGACTTTGAATTATTGTTTAATCTGTATGATGAAGCTAAAGAATTTATTAGTGAAAAGGATAAACCTGAATTTGCTAATAAATTCGTTTATCATCTAGCTGACTATGGTTTTGAAATTAAAACTGCGG